TATCATCTACACTTGAATTCACTAATTCGGCTACTTCATCGACTGTCCAACCATACTGTTCCCAGACAGCAGACATTTGCTCTAAACTATACCCTTGCTCTAAGCGTAGTTTTGCTAAACCTAAAATCATTGATTCTTGGGTTTGCCTATGAGTCTTGTCAAGCTTATCCATTTCGACTTTATAAGCTTGAGTATTCTCGCCCCACACATCAGCTATAGCCTTCTTTTGCTTTTCGTAGGATTCAGTCTCAGCATTTAATGCCTTGCCGACATTGTTCGCTCTATCTTCAAGCTGCTTAGCTGTCAATTTTGACAAGTTATCCTGATATGCCGATTCTATTGCTATCCTCTGATTTTTATCGAATCCAGCTTGTTCTAACTGTTTGTCCGACAATTGTTTGTAGTTAGCTTCAATATAAGCTCTTTCTTGATCCGATAAGTCACGATTGTTTTTGCTAGCATTACTAAGTATTTCGTTGATTCGATCTACCCGTTTTTGCGCCTGTTCAATTGATGCTCTATTTACTTGCTCTTCATAAGCGATTGCTTTTTCTGCTTTCGCTTTTGATTCTGGATCTTCCAAAGTCTCAGCAGCAGCTTTCTTTCGTTCAACTTCTTTATCCATCGCAGCCTGAATTGAGTCCACAATTTCTTGATTAGCTTCTATAGCCTTGTCAGCTGAACCACGCACACCATCGGCATACTCGTTAACGTATCCAACAGCTTTTTCTCTCAACTCATAAGACTTGGAAATGACCTTGTCTTGTTCTTCAGTTACAGCAGTTCCCCACTTAGCTCCAGCAAGTTGATGCTCATCGTATGCTTTCTTACCGGCGTACACAGCAGCTGCTACTGTACCCAAAGCAACAACCCCTATAGCGATTGGACCGGCAAGCCCAGCTATTGCTGTCCCCATACCAGCTATTCCACCAACCGCTGCCCCAGCTGTTCCTGTGCCTACGGCAGTTGTTGCCGCAGTGCCTACACCTGTAATTGAAGTTGCCAAACCTGCAATTGCTTTCTTCTCAGCAGAAGCTGCTACTAGTTCAACGATTCCTTTCGAAAGTTTTCCAATACCTTTTGTGGTACTTCCAACAATAGAAATACCACTACCAAGTAATTTGAATACCGGTCCAGCGGCTGCTGCCATCAATCCCCACTTGATGATATTTTGCTGTTGTTCTTTATCCAAAGAACTATATGACTTGGCCAAATCCCCTAAGCTCGCAATAAAAGGTTTCGAAGCTTCGAGCCCATCTCTCAACGCATCTACTAAGGGGCCACCAAATTCTATCGCAGCATCTACTACTTCGTTTTTCAGCATTTTTAGCTTAGATTCCGTTGTTTCGTAACGCTTGCCAGCTTCTTCAGCAAGAGCGGTGTTTTCTCCGAACGCTTCGTTCCCCATTTCTACGGCACCGGCGAAAACTCCACTGGCGTTGGCTGCACGAAGCAAACTATCTCTCAGTCGAACTTCTGTAATACCCATGCTATCTAAAACACTAATTGCAGACGATCCCTGTTCTTCGGCTTTTCCAAGGCCTTCGACAAACTTCATGATTGCTTCAGAAGGATTCGATTTGAACATATCTGAGAATTTATCACTCGTCATCCCAGCAACATCGGCAAACTGTTCTAAGCTTGTTTTTGAATTATCAGCTTCTTTGTACATCTTTTTGAGTTCAGCAGATGTAAAGCCCATTTCCTTGGATACGCCAGTTAATTCTTTTCCACCATTTCGAACTGCAGAAACAAGGCGCTCCCAAGATACACCTTGATCGTCCGCATGAGATTTCAGTTCTTCAAAAGCGCCTGTTCCCTTTTCAACAGCTAACTGCATGTTGATCATGACTTTAGAAAATGCTGATCCGCCTGCTTCTGCTTCTACACCAACAGAACTTAAAGCGGCCGCAAAACCTAGGATATCCCCTTCGGACATACCAATTTGAGCACCGGCACCAGCTAACCGTAATGCCATCGCTGATATTTCAGATTCAGTTGTTGCAAAGTTATTACCTAGATCTACCAACGCAGAGCCAAGGTTACTAAATTTGTCTTGTGACATTTGAGTAATATTAGCAAAACGAGCCAGTTCAGTAGCAGCTGTTTCGGCGCTCATGTTTGTTGATTCGCCCAAATCAATCATTACTTTGGTAAATGCAGAAACATTTTCCGTTTGAATTCCCAACTGCCCTGCAGCTTCAGCGACCGCTGCGATCTCGCTATGTGTTGATGGTAGTTCTTTCGCCAGATTCCTCAAACTTGCTTCAAGATCATCATATGAGTAAACAACGTTACCATTGCTATCTACCACTTCGTCTGAGGTTTTCTTTACACCAGCGAATGCTGATTCCCAATCTATCGCTGCTTTAGTAACTGCTGTTGCACCAGCAACTAAGGGAGCCGTCACACCAATTGTTAATGCGTTTCCTACTTTTGATACACCACTACCAAATTTTTGTATTCTTTCTCCTTGTTTGATAAGTGTATCGCCTTGCTTATTTAGCCAACCGGTTACTCCTTGGGTTTCCACTTGCATCCTAGCGAGTTGACCTGCGGTATTTTGCAACTGCAGTTTATAGTTCGCCAATTTACCGTTAGCATCTTGTAACTGACTGGCTAGCCGTTTCGTTGAGTCTGTGGCTTTTCCGTCAACAAATGAACCATCATAAGCTTTCTTGAGGGCGGACACTTGGTTTTCTTGTGCTTTGATAATCTGTGTTAAACTATCGTATCGAGTACCTAATTTACCAAGTTTGTTTCCTGCCAAATCAGCAACTTTCATATTTGCTTGCATTTCTTTCGCTAGGTATTGTACTTGTTTTTTAGAATTAGCAACGCCTTTCCCAAAATCAGCATCATCCAAGCCTAGCTTTATGACCATATTTCCTAATGGAGTTGCACCAGCCAAATCATCCGCCCCCTTTCACTAAATCAGCCAATGGCTTAATTTCTTTTTGTTTCCTATTCTGCTTTCCTTTTGGCGTTTGTTTAAACATAATTTCATAAAGGTACAGCGTATCTGTATTCAGAACGTCATTGATCGTCCAATTGGGATAAATATTCAATATAGATCTCACAACATCTAGCTGTAACTCATGATGATCGGACGAACTTATTTTCCGTCCTTTTTTCCTTTTGGGTCTTTCTTATCTGTTGAATCCGGTTCATCCACTGCCTTCTCGTAACCTAAGACTCGATACATAATAATTTCCATGATCAAATCTTTGTCCCATGTATCAATCCCATCTAAAAGGACAGTTCCTGTTAAATCTTTATCATTAAACAAGCCTGCTACAAACTCAGCACGGAATTCAGTAAGCGCTCTGGCTGAAGGAGCAATCTCATTGCCATCGTCATCTTTCTTAAAAAGTTTTGCTTCGCCATCCGTGTAATCCAAAGCTTTTGAATAAGGCACGTGACTTTGAGCGAAGGTCTTTCTTGTTCCATTGATCATTAAATCTAATCTGATTTCTTTTCCAATTTCTGACATGTATAATTCCTCCTATTAATCAAAAATAAAAAGGCTAGTCCGAAGACTAACCTTTCCCTTCATTATTCACCGCCACCACTTGGAGGAGTAACAGGCTCACCAAGTACAGCATTTTTCATTTTCGCAACTGATTCTTCTCCAAAAGCACGCAATACTTTTACCGTCTTTTCATTTGTGTCAATTTTGACTTTCCGAGAGATTGCGTTGTAAACATACTCGCCCGCTTCTGGTGTAAAATCTTCATCGTTTTTAGTGGCCAATGAAAAACCATCACGGTTTAACGAACCGGCTACCATAGCAAAAGCTACTGGTTCACCATATAAATCCTCCGCTTCAGCTACAGCTGCCATATACGGAGGCTCTGTTTCATCACCAAAGCCGTCGATACCTTCTGCCATTTTGATCAATCCTAAGATTTCTTGCTCAACTTCTACAGGTACATCTAGCAAACCAAAATTTGCGGCTACTGACCCGGTTCCTTTTCTAGCCAAGTAGTATTCAACGTTACCAGCAAATACTTTCACTGCTTCTTTGGATAGACCTGTTAAGTCGAAGGCAGTTGGTCCACCTTCTTTTTGTTTACCTTCTAATACGTGAATTTCCGCTGCTGTATCTGGTTCCAATGCTGTGGTTAGTTTTCGAACCGATAATTTATCAAAACCATAAGTTTCCATTTGTAAATTCCTCCTAATAAAATAGACACCGATTAATAATCAGTGTCATGAATTTGTGTGTTTTTTCTATACCGCCTTGCATCCACAAAGCGCTTTGTTTCCGAGAAATATTCGTCAAGCCCACCGTTTAACTGAACATAACCGAATTTCCACATCGCAGCTTTCACTGCTTTAGCAATTTCTTTCGTCAAAATCCTTGATTGAGTTTCAACGTTAATTTGATAACTGAACGTTTGCGACATCTCTTTGTTGGCAGCATAGTAAGCACTAGTTGGCGGTCCAAGTGGTGTATCTATGATAATAAAAGGTTTGGTCGAATCGAAGCTTTCAGGTACTTCATAGAATTTGATGTTCTTTGCAGTCACCTCTTTTGCAATCGTAGGATCAGCAGATAAAACATTGTAGACTTCCATCATCATATCTTTCATCGTGCTAACTCCTCCAATTCTGACCGCATCTCTTCAAATACAGATCCTTCTGTTTTATCGACCACACCTTGCAATTTCCCCATCCCTCTAGGGCTAATGTACTTACCAAAGCGAGTATAGCCAAACTCACTCAAATGCACTAAGCGCCATCTTGAACCTTGACCCCAACCAACTTCGATCGTTTTAGGCGGTCCTTTTTTTACTCCGGAAACAATTACTGTGTCATGCGTTTCACCAGTATCCATGTAACTGGATACCGCTTCTTGCACATCTTGTTGTAATTTTTTCCCATAGTTTCTAAGTGACTTATTCACGATCCGGTTCGTTCTTGCTGGACCTAGCTTGGCTTCGAGATTCTTTAGTATCTCGTCCACACCTTTAACTGAAACGCTCATGAGGTCACCCCCAAGATGATTTTAAG